GTGTTTCCAGGTTTCGTCATCCATATGTTTTATTTCATTTTCACTCATTGTTCTGTCTCACCTTCTGGTTGAGGCTCTACAGCCTCGGCTTCACTATTTATTTCACCATCAATTCTTGCAACATCCTCGTCAGACATACGCAAAATTTCTTTCTGGACATATTCTTTACTGAAGAATTGTCCTACATATCCTGCAACACCATTAAGAACTTCAATTCTACTACGCAGAATTTCTTGTTCCTTTGACTCTGTATAATAAGCATCAGAGGCAAAGTGGTATTTAAGATCTTGTCTAATGTCTGACCAGTCATCCTCAGTAATAATACCCTTGAGTATCAACTGTGTTTTTAGCAAGTCATCAAACAAAGAACTAAATCGGCGGCGCAGTTTTGCGATAAACTTGGTAAATTTAAGTTCGTCACGGTTAATTTCCGCAGAACGACCAAAGTTTAATCCAGCCTGTTGTTCCAAACGCGATACAGGTACATTAAGTGCCTGATACAGTTTACGTTGGAAATAATCAACGTCACCTGTTTCACCTAAGTTCTGTCCGCCTGGCAATGTTTGAATCTCGGTTCCTCTACCACCTTCACGGCGTGGCATCCAATAGTCTTCAAGCATTGACATAAACTTTTTATCATCACGAATCTCACCAGTGTTACCATCATAAACAAGTTTGTTACGATAGCGATCCATAATATCTTTGAGATACTGCTCTGCTTTAATCTTAGGCAAGTTGCCAGTATCCACATAAAAAATTCTTCTTTCAGGTGCTCTTGTAATACGATAAATTACAACAGCATTTTCCATCATTCTAAGTTGGTTTGCTGGACGGATTGCTTTGTGTAGATACGACAAAGGAATGTTTTTGTCCTGGTCAACCAAACCTGAAGGGCAATATGAAATAGCATCTTTGCTAATTTTCAGTGCCTTGTCATCTAAAGTAGTTGTAGACTTATACTGACCTGGCTTACTTGAAATACCCTTATCATCATATATAAAATATTCATTGATGTTCTTAATGAACTGGACCCCTGTTTGAGGATCCTTTTCTTTTTTTACTTCTCTAACTTTACGGATTTTTCGAGGATCAATATAACGAATATCCGTAATGCCTTGTTTCGGTTTCGCTGTATCAATCACTTTATGAAAATAGATACGACCATCAATATACCAGCGTCTGAAATAGTCTTGCGCTCTGTTGTCAAAGTCAAATAATCTAAGAACGGTATCAAACTCTTCTTGGATAGCCTTCTTTACTGTTATAGACTGTTTAATATTATCAGTGTTAACAATAACAGGCTTTTCATCATCTAGGTTAGATATGGAATCGTTAATAATATCTTCAATTGCCATATCTATATCTGACATCATAGATATATCTCTATATCTTTTTATCAGTTGTTCTTCGGTGTTTGCAACACCATCTACATCAAAGTAGGTGCCGTAATATCCACCACCACGGATGGACTCAATTGCACCTTCATCGGAAGGAGCCACAAAGGACTTTTCTGTCGCGGCGGGCTTCTTCCGATTGATTTCAAAACCAAAAATTTCCATATTAAATATCTCCTACACTTTAGATGTGATTATGCTACATCATAATGTGTGTATTGGAATGTCACTGTAAATTCTTCAAAGATATCATTCTGTGCATATTGCAAAGCTATCTCTGACATGTTGATTGGAAAGGCATTACGCAGTGTGTATTTACCACCAGCTAATACTTCATCGTTACGATCGAGATGCTCGACCATAATATCCGCTTGATATTCACTTGGTGTAAGAACACCTGTGTTATCTTCACGGTCATTAAGTCCATTCATCCACTCCTCAAAAGGAGTCCGCAGTGAAAAGTCCGAATCGTTTACAATTGTAATTGTGAACGGATCGAAAATTCTTTCACCAGCAAGTTTAATCTCACGACCTCTATACTGGATAATTGCTGGGTTAACGTTGGAAGCTGGGAGAGCCGCACCAGTTACAAGTAGACTGTAGCTATTGTCCACGTTACCTACATAACCTGGGAAAGCTAATGTCACTCTAAACTGGTTAGGTCTTGCTCCACCTGCGCCTAGCCTAGCCTTAAACTCTTCAATATTCATTTTTATCTTCTCCTGATTGAATTATTTATCTGATTAGGCGCCAAGCTCTTCAAATGAAATGCCTGTGCGGGTTGCAACAAATGTCAGTGTAATAAAGTTAATAGAGCGGGCAGGCTTAATGAAAATGTCTGCTCTAAACTCATTAGCATCTACTACCTGAGCTGTGTTATTTGTTTCGTCACATACGACACGGAAGTCATAAATGCCTCTACGACCTTGAACATCACGCAGGAATGGCTCAACCAAACTACGGAATTGTGCTCTTGTAAACGCATCGTTAAATTCAAACAGTTGGAATTTAGCTGCCGTTGCAATTGCTTTTTCAAGAGTGATAAACAATCTACGAACGTTAATACGGTTAAATGCACTTTCTTTATCGAGGTGTGTTTTATCACCAAACAATACAAAGCCGCTACCTTGGAAACCAACGATTGGGTTTGCACCGCCTCTATAAAGTGTATCGCGATCTGCTTTCTTAGGATTAAATGCAAGTTTTACTGCATTTTTAATTTGTCCTCTGTTAAAGCCAGCAGGTGAGAACCAAGGATCTGCTTCTAAATCAGCAGTTACACATGTTCCTGCTGTATCGCCATTACATGGAATCCAACGATACTTATCATTGTATTTGTCATACATGTATTTCCAACCTGTATCAAATACGGCATATGAAGAACGTGTGTAGGATGACTGTGTGCCTTGAATTGATGTGACCTCAGAACCAGAGTTGTTTACAACGTTTGCTTTTGTAGGTGAAATGAATACCATACAATCCTTACGAACATCCGTAATATTGTCAATGATATAATCACCAACAGTTGCACTATGAGCACCAGCAAGAAGCAAGTTTACATCGACTTCTTCATCATTAGCAAACAAGTCATAACCTGCTTGTTTGTCACCATCTGCAGGTGAACCATCGACACCATTTATTAATGAAACATTAATATCATTAGAACCTGGATTGAGATCATCAAAGGTTACACCGGAAGCCTCGCTACCCCAGTTTGCACCATCACCTAGATGGTCCATCCAATAAATCCATTGGGACTGGTTGTTAATTACGTTTTTATAGAAGTTACTTTCGTTTTGGTCATTTTTAGCATCAGACGCTTTTGACAAGCCTGCAAATTTTTCCAGAACTGTGCCTGCTGTGCCTGTAATTTTACCATCTTCGTCAACAACAATAATATGCAATTCATCACGCGATCCACCTTGGTTTGCGGCATATGTTGTTGTAGTAGGAACATAGTCAAAATTATTTTTGTATGTCCAGTTTGTTGTAAGTGCGGCAGTTGCAGTTGCGCCTGTGCCGCCACCTCCAGAAATTGTTACTGTAGGAGCTGAAGCGTAGCCAGCACCATGATAAGAAATAGTAATTGCATTAACTGACGCACCTGATAATGTTGCAGTTGCAATTGCAGTTTCTGTGCCTACGTCTGGCGCGGCGACCGTAACTGTTGGTGCGGATGAGTATCCTGAACCACCAGCTGTAACCGTGATAGAAGCAACCGATGTATTACCAAAAGATGTAATATCGGCAACACCTACTGCAAGTGAATTACCTAAAGTGCCTGGGTATTTTGCGGCCCATGGTCCAACACTAGCCTCACCGGCTTCGTAAGATGCTTCATATGAATCTCTGTTTTTAATTAAAACAGCCGTTCCTGATTGCACTGCATTTCTAGCGGATGAGCCTACTTCACGAACAACCTTAAGGGCTGAACCGTAAGCAAGAAAGCTAGCTGCCGTCAGAAAATCTGTAGAAGTTGTATCTGTAGGCTTACCAAAGCGGTTAACTAGGTTATTCTCGCTATCAATGGTAATAATTTCTCGGGCAGGACCCCAACTAAAATCACCAACAAAACCGCCAATGGTTGTGCCAACCGCTGGGACTACATTGGTAGCATCTTGTTCCTGAACGAGAACGCCTGGGGAAAGCTGAAAAGCCATTTTATTCTCCTCGAATTGTTAAGCGTTTTTCTTTATTAATCTGCTACAGAATATTTATAATTCTTTTATTTTGTGTCCGCAAACATCCAAACGTCACCGCCTATCACTTCCATTTCAGGTTCCGAGCCGTCTAGAATCTCACCGAATGGTGTGAGGTCATTTTCAATCATACGCATTTCAGAATTATATATGCCTTCACGAACATTAACATTTGTTAGGTCACTGAAAAATGAATTGGTTGTAACCCAACCAAACAATACTAGACTCATAACTAAGTCATCGTGATAACCTTCGTCTGCTTGAAACGTGCCGCTTCTTTCAATAAACGTAGAAAGTTCTTGAATAATATCTGCATCGAAAAGAAGAAGTTTCTTTTCTTCCATTAAACTTTTAAATGCAAAACAGCCTTGTCTTTTTACTGCTTTAGATGTTGTAACTCCTAAACGTGCCGTTTTGCCAAATCCAGGAGTAATATATTGTTTTCCGTTTTCTGTAACAGTTGTAAAAATGTTTTCATATTCATTTTCTTGATGTAGAATGTCTAATACTTGTTGTCCTATATCATTGGATTCAATCATTACAAAGGCATTATTGTAGTCTCGACCTACTTTGTCAATAATATTGGGATACAATAATGGTGAAATTTTATTGTGTCTATATTTTGCAACAACCTTATAGGGCATTGCGGTTACATCCATTACAGTAAAAGCAGAATAATCTCCTCCTATACCTCTTGCAACGTCTGCAACCAATACATAGTATTTATCCTTTTGAGGTTCTTCATAAATATCCAAACCATCATTCGTATAATTAGGATCTATAGAACTTAATACTGCAATAGTTTTACCATTAATTAATGTGTTGGATGAACCAAGAAACTCACATAAAACTTCCTGATTAAATTTTAATTCACCTAGAAGTTGTAATTGTTGCTCTGCCCATGCTTCATCTCTGCCAGGTATCTCACTGTAGGGAATAAACATATTCTTAAAACCATTGGTGCCTTTTTCAGATTCATTCCAGAACTTCCAAAAATGATTATAACCTAAGGGTGTTGATGTAAGCAGAATCTTTGTAGTTTCACCGGCAGAAATAGTTGGATATACTGATGTAAAAAACTCATCTGCAACATTATTAGGAATAATTGCCGCCTCATCAATGTAAAGCCAGTTTACTGATTTACCTCGAATACCACTTGCCGTTGTAGCGGCTGTAAATACACGGGAGCCATTTTCAAGATCCACGTCACCCTTGTTCCAAGTTTTAACACCTTGTTGCATCCATATAGGAAGATTTTCATACATAATTTGATATCTAGCCAACACTTCTCTAGCCGCATTACTTTTGTTAGCCATAATTGCAACAGTTTTGGAATCTTGAAATATAGTGTAATGTAGAATACATGCGGCGGCGGTAACTGTTTTGCCTTGCTGGCGTCCCTCCATAAGAATACAACGCCTATTATCCATTATGAAGTCTACTTTTTTCTTTTGACAATCATATAATTTAAAAGGTTGTAGCCCTTGGTCAAGTGTCACAATCATACAATAATTTTCAATAAAGTATATAGGATCTTCTTTACACTTCATATATTCTGAAATTTGTTCCTTATTCCAATCGTGTTTATACCCTACCCGCTTTAGGTTAGGATTACCATGATAGGAGGTATCCTCAGTCTTTTCTATCTGTAGGGACATTTTCAATCGTCTTCTGTTCGTCATTTATTGCTTTTAACAAATCAGAAGTGCTTCCATTAAATACAATGTTTGTTTGTTTTTCAATCTTACTGGCGACTTTACCATCAATTTTATCAATTTTTTGTTTGCGCTCCTGCACATCCATAACATCCTTTGCTTGGTCGCTCATAGTTTTTATTAATTGTCCGGCGACCTCAAATGCACGAGGATTATCTGAGTTTTGTGCTATTTGCAAAATGCCCTGAATTGCTTCTTCACCATATACCATTGCCCTTTTCAAGGCATTTCTAGCTTCCTGGAAATCATTTTCAAGTTGTTCATCCTGTTGATCTACAGGAATCATAGGAGTTTTTGTTTCCTCAACTTGTGTTAAGGTTCCAAACGTTTTATCCAACGCATCAAATACTTTATTCTTTTTATTCATAAACTGTATCAAACTCCTCGAGGAATCTATACGCATCATCAATTGATTGTATTCCTGAGTCCGGTGCCTCAAATGTTACAGTGGGTGCAGATGAATAACCACTACCACCGGCATCTATTGTAACACTCTTGACTCTAAACTTACTACTATTTAGAGGATCTGCTTCCATAGTTACAGAAGCCCTTGCACCTGTTCCATCACCTGTTATAGTAATATTAGGACCTGCTGATGTATAATTACCGCCACTATATGTAACAGCTATAGCACTTACCGCATTACCTGAAAGTGTTGCAGTACCTGTTGCTGTAGCAGATGATACTGAATATTGTTGCCGTGTTCTTTCACCCGTAAGATTAGGATTTTGATAAACGTCTGCAATAACTTTTCTTATGATTCCTTGATCTGCAACATGACCATAAAAGTTTAGTTTCATAGTAAAGTTAAGAGACCATATAATACTTTGTCTATCTGCAAACTGACCATATGTATTATCTTCATATGCAGTTGATTCCAACGTAATTTTAATATCTCTTTTAATACCTAGTTCAGGCAAATCATTTACTGTAATGTTGAAGTCAGGATTAAAAAAAGGTAAAATCTGTTCTATGATTTGCAAACCATCTTCCTGATTCTTAGCAAAACAATATAAAGTAAGATTCAAATCATAAGGTGTAGACACAAATGTTTGTGTCATTTTAAGAGCATCAGATGTGTTTGTTTTACGATGTTGCTGAATAGGTGCAACTTTTCTTGTAGGATCATATGTAAGAGAGCTAATCTCAAATCCCATGCGAGGCAAAACTAATGCAACTTCTTGGTCAGTTAAATTCGGTTGTCCCTCAATACGGGATAAAAACTTTTGCTTCGTAGCATACGCAAGAGGCACTCTAAGTGATTGAGCAACGTTACCACTAGAATCTTTACGTTGTATAACAATGTTGTTAAATATAGAACCAAATGCCGCAACAGCTCTGCGGACATGAGAGTGATAAAAAGTTTTTCCCTTAAACATTATAGCTCACCAAACGGATTAGATTCTGTGAAGTCAAGAATATTATCTACTTGTTGGACATTCACAAAGTCTGCATTGTCGCCTGCAACGGCTGGTCTAATTGCGTATGATTGTAGAATCAAACTACCACCATCTTCAAGAACAAGTGAATCGCCTGTTTCCAATTTAAATTCATGCAGTAATGCATCTACAGAAAGATTATCTTCAATAGCATCAATTTCTGCATTGCCTGTATCGAGAGCCTCAGAGCTGTATTCAAATAATTCACAACGCAATCTAAATGTATGTAATTTACCTACTTGATAAAATGGATCTTGGTGTTCAACAAATTTAATCTCGAACAAAGATTTTGTCATGGGAAAATATAACAAGTCGCCTTCTGCAGGTCTAGAATCTAACTGAAAACTGCCGCCATATTGTTTGGCACTTTCAACACTTTCTTCCCAACGTCTTTTGGCTACAACAAATGTTGCACTATCTCTAATTTCGATACCGAAACGTTGAAATAAATCTCCCTCACCTTCAAACCCGTCAACAGGTTCCATATACATTTCTAAATGATATGCTTGTGTAAACTTAGACAATTCACTCTCGTCAAACAAAACATCTCTGTTTACAAGAGTCCTAGGCATGTAAAGGATATCGTGACCGTAAATTTTAAGAGCTTCAATATGGAGACTTTCCACAAGTGTTTGCTCATTTACTTCGCCGATTGACCTTCCGCGTTGGAAATAGTGATTAGTTGGCATTAAATTATCCTACCATAAATGAAGGTGGAAGTTCATAATTAAGTTGCATCTCTTGTTCGACTGTGGAAATTTCTTGAATCGCCTCGCCGTAGATTTGGTCCCCATTAAGTGTAACTCCGCCTGGTAGTGCAATACCACCAAACTTTTTCATATTTTCACCCCATTGTCTTTTAATCAACGCAGTTGTATATCTTTTCAACCACATGTCATCATAAACTTCCGAATATTCTGTTGGATTAATTAGTTTGTTACCTTCTGCAACAACATAATCCCCTATGTTAAATGTGCTATCCATATCCGTATCAATATGCAATTTATTTGTTTTACGATTAAAACGTATTGCTCTTTCATTCACAAACAAATTTTCCAACAGGTTAAGATGTGTTTTAACCATAGAATAATATGTTACGTCAGCACTTAACAAATTGTAAAGGTCATTCAATGCAAATTGATAATCCACATCGAACAATCCATCAGATCTTGCACCTGCAATTAATCCAAACTTAAACAATCGTGTAATGCCTAACCAGGAATCATCAACAACAATATAACCATTCTCAATATCACCTTTTGCGATAGATGTAATTGTAGTAGAAGCACCTGAGTCCGAACCTGTGATTGTTTCACCAGCTTCAAATTTTTCTGCTGTTTTAGTGTTTTCATACACAAGTGCCGTAGTTGTTGTGTTCTCATGGACCGTAGCTGTTGCGCCGGATGTGCCGCCTGTAATTGTTTCACCTGTATTAAATGTAGTTGCAGGTATTGTAAGTGTTGATCCCGAAAGTTTCTTTTTCAGATAGGCACGTTCTACACCATCAAAATGATATTCCTGCCACATTTGCAAAGCGTCATCTACGCGGTCACTAATTTGATCTTCGTCAACATTAATTTCTATTACAGGAAAACCTAAGCGGCGTAGTGAATAATCAATAAGTCCTTGTCTAGTTGTTATAGCCATTATGCCCTCGTTACGTTTGGTCTTACAGTTACTATACCCTCAAAAGGTCTAAGTGTTTCAGAAGAAGATGCAACTTCAACATCATAAACAAATCTATTGTTGCCTGTAGAACCAACTGAAATAGCCGCAGTTTGTGCCGCAGTTAGTGAAAGTGTTACCTTACCTGTTGCGTCAACAACGGCAGTGGTGAAGGCAGTAGATGTGGATGAATAGTGAGATCTACGCATTTGTGCGGTCGCCGTATAACCTGTCAAGTTTTTGGCACTTCCTGCAGAGTCCAATACTGTAAACTCTTGAGAAAATGTGGCGCCCTGCTCAATTACAATGTTAGTAGTTGTTGCCATTGGTCATCTTCCTTGTTTGTTCTACTATTTATACAACTAAATAATAGACATGATTACAATACACACATTACTTTATGGCGACAAATATACATATGATGATGTAAATCGTATTGCCGCATCGGTTCCTAACATGGATTGCCGCTTTGTTTGTCACACAGATCAAGGTGAGAAACTTCGCAAGGATGGTCTTTACGAGGATATCATTCTAAGATGGGCTGATATTGAATTAGGCACATTTGAAAAAGTAAACATTCTTGGTCAAGATTGGGGTCATTCAATATATCTTGATTTAGATGTTGTGATACAAAAACAAGATTTGTCAGATTTTATAACAATTCACGGTAATGCTATATGTAAAACTTATTGGAAGCCTGAAGGCTTTGAAGCTGAACATAAAGGCGGTGACTTCAACTCCAGTGTCATGTCATGGAGAGGTATTAGTGGACTGCCTATCAAAAAACACTTCAATAAAAATCCTTACAAGTGGATAAAAGAATATGACGGGTGTGACGATAAATATCTTTTTCACGAACACAAGGATAAGTTTCACCCATATGAGAAAGGTAAAATTTATTCCTATATGTTTGGCATAGACCACGAAACAGATGTAAGTCCTCGTGGCAGAAAATATAGATCTAAACCCGATATTTGTTTATTGAATGGTCAGGATCGCTTTAACTTTGATTTGAGGACTGATTACTATACTCACTTTTCTAACAATAAAGTGGGGTGACAAATACTCCGCTGATTATGTAAACAATCTGTATGGAATGATTGATGCTAATTATGTCAATCAGTTTCGTATGGTTTGCTTTACTGACGAACCTGACAATATCCGAGAAGAAGTAGAAATACATCCTATTCCGGATATAGAACCTTTGCATCCTAAATATTGGTTTGGTAAGGAAAACTACTGTTGGGATCGCAGTAAGTTTCTTCTGTTCAACGCACATAAACTATTATCTACTGAAGGGCCTTTTTGTTATTTTGATCTTGACATTGTAATACAGGATAGTATAGATGAATTTTACGAACTTGCTTTTCAGCCACATATTTTATATTCCCATTGGCAACCTGAAGGACAACTAAAAGAAAGACGTTTTCGGGATGTCAGAGGAACATATTACAATTCTAGTTGTATGTTGTGGTGGTCAGATCAACCTCAAAAAATATATGAGGATGTTGTAAACAATCCTGATATTTTTAAAGTATTTTACAAAGGCTCAGATAATTACCATCAGTGGCGGCGTCCTGCAGGAAAAGACTTCTGGAACTTTTTGCCGTGCGATTGGTATTATAGTTACAATTATGAGGATGCAAACTACAAAGCCAAACTAGCTTTATTCAATCAGAATATGATTGAAGGTGAAGACACTGTAAGTTTAGATAAATGTGAAGATGCCTCCATACTTAATCATTGGTATGGTAAATATGACATGTATAAAGAACTACCGACAAGAGTAGTTCTAGAACTCACAAACAAATTCAATGATACAGATAATAAATTTAATAACATTTTTGTAGAAGAGGATGAACTAACTCTTGCAGATATAAAACGTATATTCAAAAATTATAAACTAGAATATGTTACTCTGCTTAGAACACTCTCAGCACCTTGGAGATGTAAGGATTATTTTGAAATTATAGAATGGTTTGGTGAACAGGGTGCTCAAGTAATCATGCCCATATTAGAAATAGATGACGAGCCTCAAACTACTGAAGTTCAAGAATCTATACGAGATATTGTAAGTAGAGAAAATATTTACGACTTCAAACAAACATATGAATATCGCAATATTGACAAGGAAGAAAAATGGATTATTGATTGTGAGGCAAGAAATGATAATAGCATATATGTAAATGCAAAAGGTCAAGTTTTTCCTTGTTCATATATTGCTAGAGACGTATTAGAAAATAGATTGTATCCTTTGCATCCAATTGACTATCCTTATAACAATAAATACAATAACGCCAAGTCTTTCGCTGTGAAAGACATTGTTTATAATGACGACTTCGAGCATTATAATGAAAGTCTCAAACGAGACCATTTGAAAATTTGTAAAGAGAAGTGTGGAAGATGCGTGTAAATTTTGTATGTGCTAAATGGGGCACCAAATATGGACCACACTTTGTCAATCGGTTATGTAATATGGCTAGGAGAAACTGCCCTGACCATTTTGATTTCCACTTCTATTGTTACACTGATGATAGTGTTGGTCTTCAATCTGATATTACGATTATCCCCTTTCCAGATATTCCGAACATCCATCCTAAGTATTGGTTCGGGAATGATAATTTTAAATACGGAATGGCTCGCTGTTGGGATCGCCCAAAAACTTTTGTTTTTAACACCCATAATTTCGCCGATGACAAACCTACTGGTCGGTTCGTCTTTCTAGATTTAGATGTCATCATTCAGAACGACCTAACTCCTATCATTACATATAATATGGAACAACCTACTAAGATGCGTTCTTGGTGGCAGGATCCACGCCCTATGGATACTCGCCGCTTTAAAGTTTCACATGGGGCGTTTACAAATGGAAGCTGTCAAGTATGGAGCGATGACCAATGTGAACCTATCTGGGAAGATGTATTAGAGCATCAGGATAAAATTTGGTTCACATATACAGATGGCACTGATAATTACCACAGTTGGAGATGGCGTGAGCTATGGGATTACTTTCCGAGCTGGATGGCATATTCTTATAATCGCGGCCGCTCATGGGATGAGGATGATTTAAATGTAGGAATATATCGTGGGAACTGCATTCTATGTGTATTCAATGTTGACTTGTTGCCCTTTGAAGATGCATCAAGAGGAAAAACAAAACAGGATGAATTAGCAGACCCCAAGTTGTTGGAACATTGGCAGTGACATACGAATATAGAAACTTTAGAGGTAAAGACTGGCTTTGGCCTAAAAGTGACTATCACTGCTGGAAACATCTAACAGAATACTTTCCGGACATACCTGAACAAATTTTGTTTACCATTGATGGTGCCAATACAGTTGTTCAAGCAGGAGGTAACTGTGGACTATATACAGCACAATACGCAGACATGGTTGATAAAGTTATTACGTTTGAGCCTGAACCAACCAATTATCATTGTTTAAAAGAAAATTTAAAAGAATATAATAACGTTACAATATATCCTCACGCATTGGGTAATGTTGAAAAGTTAATAGGTATGAGAAAACGTTTTGCTAATATAGGTGCTTCATTTGTTTCAAAATCCTTAAAGGGTAATATAAAACAGGTGCCTTTAGATAATTT